CAAAGCCCATATCCGCGTCGATTCAACAGCCGACGACACGCTTATCCCGAGCTACATAACGGCGGCCAGAAGCTGGGTTGAAGACTATCTCGGACGCGTGCTGATCACTCAGACGCTGATCTCGACACTCGGACGCCAGAAAGGCGATTCGATCGGCGGCGGTATGTGGCGTGACGATAGTTGGCCTTTCACAAGCTGGCCGAGCGTCAAGGTCAACCTGAAAGCTGGCATCGAAATCCCGCGGTGCCCAGTGCAATCGGTGACATCAGTCACAGTGCGAGACGCAAATTTCGTCGATCAGGTGCTTGATCCGGCTAATTATACGGTCGACATCAACCTTGAACCGGCGCGCATCCGCATCGATTGGGGGGCGCAGGCTTCGGAGTTTCCGACGATCGCATGGCCACTTGAGCATGTTCAGACTAAATTTGTCGGCGGTTATAGTTCGGATGGCACAGGTATCCCGCAAACGATCATCCAAGCGATCCTGATGCTGACGGCTTTCATTTATGAAAATCGCGGCGATGCCGGCGGCTCGATGCCCGAATTCGTGAAATCGCTGCTTGCGATGAAGCGGGTCACGAACTTCGGAGAATAGGACATGGCCGATCGGTCCTATGAAGAGCCGCCGATTGGGACGCTGCGATGGCTGGTCACGATCAGTACGCGAACCCAAGCGCCCGGCATCAATTATCCGTTCGGTTCTGTCTTCGGCGGCGTCTTCGGCGATGATAACGACGGAATAGTTGAGACGCTGACGACACTGGCGACCGTGCATGCCGATATTCAAGCGATCGGTGGCCTGACTTTCTGGGGAGCACAACAAACCGACACGCCGGTCACTCATCGAATTCGAATGCGCTGGCAGGATTTCCTGGATCAGACGCATGTCATCACGCGGACGACGGTGCGACCAAGCGATGGCACCTCGCGCACCGAGATATTCAGGATTAGGCGGATCAAAGAACTGGCTGGCCGGAAAAGGTTCGTCGAGATCGAGGCTGAGTTGGAGCATGCCGCATAATGGAAACCGGCATGCGGCTCGATATTACGATCTCGGGCGGCTACCAGCTCGTCTACGGCAAGAAACGCCTTCGCGCGCTCATGCGCAAGGCCGGTGCCGAAGTTGCGGCGCTCGCGCGGTCATTAATCCGACAAGCGGAGGGCGGCGGCCGGACCTACGCCGGCTCGGGCGGCTCTAACGCGCAGCGGGCATACCAAGGTGGCGCTTATGTCGCATCGTCGCCAGGCGGGCCGCCGGTGAGCGTGACAGGCACCTTGGCGAGCTTGATTGTTGTCAAGCCGTTCAAGAGTGGCGAAGGCGTCGCGATCCGCGACAAGGCCTTCTATGCACTCTTCCTACAGGCTGGCGCTCAGGGCGGAGTCGGGTCCGGACGCGGCGGTGGCAACGGTGAGCGCAATAAGACAAAACGCGGCGAGATATTCGCGGTCGGTCGGCGTGTGCTATTGCCGAGGCCGTTTTTATCGACCGCTCTCGATATGCGCGAGGCATCCCTAGGAGAGAGGATCAAGGCCTCGATCGTCGACGATATCGAGTTCAAACGGGTCAAGGTCGCGCCATGAATATCAACATGGTCATCTCGCAGTTGAAGCAATCGGCCGTCCTGTTCAACAACAATGTCGGCGGCGCTGCCGAATATGAAAAAGCCGTTGAAAGTCAGGTCTGGCTTCCAATGCCAGCCGCCTATGTGATCCCGCTCGAAATGCATGCCGGTCCAAACGAAACGATGAACGGCCTATATCAAATTTGTACGGAAAAGGTCGGCATCATCGTGGCGCTGGACAATTCCGGCGATCGACGGGGCCAGGGAACGGTTGCGACGATCGATCAGGTCCAAGCAGCGCTGTTTTCAGCGCTGCTCAACTGGCGGCCAGATAGTTTCGCAGATAACCCTGGGCAGGCATCGCAGAACCCTGAGGCGGGGCACGAGAGCAAGGGATTTCGTGTCGACGGCGCGTTCCTGCGCGGCTGGGATCGCGCGCGCCTGTTCTACGAATGGGATTTCTCGGTCGACGTGACTTTCACCGACGCAGATGGCTGGCAGCAGCAAGGCGTTCCACTCACCGATATTCAGACGACAATCACCGGCGGCGAGTACGGCCAGGAAATCGCAAGCTTCGATACGCCGATCCCGACACCTCCACAAATCTGATCACGGAGAAAGCCATGTTCGTCAAGCCCGGCTCCTACAAGCATGAAGATGGATCAACACAGCGCCTGAAGGTGCGCGATCCGCAGACGCTTCGTCTAATGCCAGACGAAGGCTTCGAGGTCTCCGACATCGATTTTCACTATGCCCGGTTGCTGCGCGACGGCGATGTCGTGTTGATGACGGATACAGAAATCCGCGCCCTCAAGGCCGCGACGATCGCGGCTGAAAATCCGACAGCTCAAGCCGAGCCGAAACCAGCCAAGGCCGCCACCGCCTAGTCCTTATCCGAATTTCCGCCACGCAAGCCGCCTCCGGGCGGCTTTTTTATGTGGAGTCCTAAATGCCCGTTGGTAACATCAAGTTCAATGTTTACCCGACAACAAACCGCGCGCCTGGCGTCTTCGCCGAAGTTGATGCATCAAAGGCTAATACTGGCCAGGCAAACCAGCGCGCCCTGATTATCGGCCAGATCCTGTCTTCGGGCACGTATACGCCGAACGTGCCGGTTATCTCCAGCGGCTATGGTGATGCTGTCACGGGTGCGGGCAGTGGGCAGGCGATGCTGGCGCAGATGATTTCCCGATACCGCATGAGCGACACGTTCGGCGAAGTTTGGGTTCTCCCGGTTTCCGATAACGCCGCCGGCGCGTTCGCAACAGGGACGATCACGCTTACCGGCCCCGCGACAGCAGCTGGAACGCTGAACATCTATATCGGCGGCCAGCGCGTTCAGGTCGCAGTCAATATCGGCGATACCGCAACAGTCATGGGTGCCAATCTCGTGACAGCGATGGCGGCACTCGGGTCGCTTGCGGTAAACGGCGTCAATGCCGCCGGCGTCGTGACGCTGACTGCGGTCCACAAGGGGCAGGCGCACAACGATATTGATCTGCGTCTCAATTATCTGGGCCAGAGCGGCGGCGAATACACGCCTGCTGGTGTTACCGTCGCCTTCGTCGCGATGTCCGGCGGCGCGTCGAACCCGGTGCTCACGACCGCGCTGGCGAACGTTTCAGGCGATCAAACCTTTGACTTCATCGTCTGCCCGTACAACGACGCGACCTCGTTGACTGCGCTGGCTGCTTTCCTTAACGATCAGACGGGGCGATGGTCGTGGACGCAAGAGCTGTTCGGCGGCTTCTTCTATGCCTTCCGCGGCACATTCTCCGCTCTTACGACCCAGGGTGTCACCCGGAACGATCAGCACGAGTTCTGCATGGGCTTTTACGACAGCCCGGATACTGTTTGGGACTGGGCGACGGACGTCGCGGCCAATTGCGCCGTCAGCCTGCGCGCGAACCCGGCAACTCCCCTCCAGACACTAGCTCTCACCATTAAAGCCCCGCCGGTCCAAAGCCGGTTCACGATCAGCCAGCGCAACACGCTCTATTATGACGGCATGTCGAGCTACAAGGTCGACGATTCCGGAACGGTGCGTATCGACCGAATGGTCACGACCTACCAGACGACGAACAGCGTGCCAGACAGCAGCTATCTCGACGTCGAGACGATGTACACGCTCCAGTATGTCATCCGCGATTTCAGGACGTTCCTCTCAACGACCTTCGCGCGTTCGATCCTGGTCGCGGATGGTTCCGTGATCTCAGCCGGCGCGGGCACGGTTACATCGCAGACGGTACTTCAGGCGGCCATCGCACGATATCGGCTACAGGCTCAATCGAACCTCGTGCAGAACCCGCAGGCATTCGCCCAGGCGGCACAGGGGCAGAATGCTGGCAATGGTTTGGTGAAGCTTCTACTGCCGATCCAGATCGCGAACCAACTTCGCCAGATCGCGATGCTGATTCAGTTCACGAAGCCCTAACCGCACAGATCGCCGCTTTTGTTCATAGGAGACCATCATGGCATTGGCCACAACGCGCCGTCTTGGCGGCGTAGTCGGGTTTACGATCGACGGCAACGCATACGACGTTGTAGACGACCTCGTCTGGCGCCCCTCCACCCCAAAGCGCGAAACGGCCAAGGGCCAGACACGCGTCGAGGGCTACACGGAGATGCCGAATGAAGGCGTCATCGGCGGCACTCTCCGCGACAACGCCGCGCTTAGCATCACCAACTTCTCGAACCTGACCAACAGCGTTCTCGTGATCCAAACCGCTTCCGGCAAGACGATTATGGGAAACGGCATGTGGTGCGTCGAGTTCGAAGAAGTCAAGACAAAGGACGGCTCCTTCTCGTTTAAGTTCGAGGGCGCCGACGTCAGCGAATTTACTCTCACCATCGCTTAAGGATCACGACATGTCCGTTGACCAGGATGCGCTGCCCGGCGCTGATTTCATTATCACGATCGATCCGCCGATCGTCGTTAAGAGCGTGACCTACGATCAGCTTTTGCTTCGCG